AAATCTCTGTCTAAAATTTTTCTTTTTAATAGTTCAGTAACAATTGAATTTGTTTGAATTAAATTAGGTGCTGCTAAAATATTTTCATCAGCTGCAGTTAAATAAGAAACCTTTAATGATTTTTTATTATTTGGGTAAAAAATACCCCTTGAAGGTAGTTCCACGACATCATACGCAATCGTGGGGTCAATTCTAAATTCTTCCATAAATTTGTTTTATTAATAACTATATAAAATTACGAAACTTTTATAAAAAAGTAAAGGTCTCCCAACAGAAGACCCTTAATATTGTAAATAGACAATTTTATTTTATTAAAATACGTAAAATACTGATAATAAAATTAGTAAACTTGAATACATCTATCCATACGTAAAGACGCTGTGATAGTTGCAATGTCATCTCTCGAATAATCAAGTTCGTTGAAGTTCAAATCAGTTAAGAATGTACCTTGAAGAATCCACTTTTCAACCACAACTCCCGTTGGGTCTAACATTTCTAATTCAATGTCTTTCTTATAACCTGCTGCGTAACCCATACGACCCGTTACTGACTCCGCATGTAAACGGAACCATTCCATCAACGCTTGTGACGCTGAAGGTCCAATTGGGTCTTTAAATGTTACTCTTAGTTCATTCCATTCGAATCTACCAGCAACATAAGTTGATGTATTGATGAACGGTATTGCTACTGAATTGATTTTTGCGCTTGGTCTTGCCGTTGATGCTACATACCATTCGTTGATACCCAATGAAGAGGGAAATCTTAGTATGAAACGGTTAACTCTTTTCGGTTCGTATGGAACCGGCATTTTCATTAATAAATCTGCCATGTCTATTTTTTGTTTTTAATTTTTTTTTATTTACCTTACCTATAAATATACTCTTATTGAAAAATAATTTATTTTTACAAAATACTTGTTAATGTCAAAAATTTTTCGTATTTTTTCACTATACTAGTATCTAGTACTAGAAATTCTTTAACTAGTTTAATAAAACTAGATATTAAAATACTAGATAATAAAATACTAGTTCTAGAATACTGGAGCATATATACTGGGTATTATAATTTTATATTTTTTATACTTTTTTTGTTTCTCGTGAAACATATAAGTTGGGAAGGATTTTACACCTTCCCTTTTATTTTTTTATTAAATATTGTCAAATGAAGCTCCTGTTGGTGTTATTACGAACTCAACATCAATAAATTCAAGTGAACGAGTAGGTTTAATAAATATTTTACCTCTCATTGTATTTGCATCTATATCAGCTGGGTCACTTGAAACCGTTACACGGAAATCATAAAGACCTCTTTCTCTCTTAATCGCATCCAATATCGGATTTACTAACCTCAAGAACTCGTTACGAACTTGGTCGTCATTTTGTTCAAATATTAATCTAATCGCTACCGCTGAAATTAATTTTCTTGCTCTTAATAACAATCTTCTTACATTTATTCTATCAAGTGCTGATTCTCTTACTTGTAGAGTTTTATTACCCCAAATAATTGTACCTGTATCAGAGAAAGTAGCAATTGGATTGATTCTATTTTTGTAAAGTTCATCTCTTTCATCAAGTGTTAGTTTCTTAACCGCTTTGATTGATTTCACTAAACCTCTTGAATAACCCGCTACCGCGAACCATGGGAACGATACATTATCAGTTAATGCTATGTTTCTTACTACCTCACCCGTTGGTGGAATATAAATTTGAGTTGCGTTATCCGCATCTATAACTTGAATCCAAGGGAAGTAAGTAGCCGAATAGTTAGTATCCATTGACACACCATCTAATGCATTAACTACCTCATCAACTGTATCATAATTTGGTGGACTAATTATATAAAGTGAATCCGCTCTATCTTGTTCAACCATATCGATTGAATAAGAAGTTAGTGAACTGTGGTCGTAGAAGTTAATACCGGGAGTTGCAAATATGTTAATATCAACAGCTTCAGGGTTACCAAAAGTGTCAATACCTCTAACATATGCGTAATAATCACTATTTCCTACCGTTGTACTAAACAAACCACCATTGGTTGTATTACCTGAAACATAAGTTTTCTTACCAAAGATATAACTATCACCATAAGTTCTTACATTTCTGTATATATCCCAACCATCAAATCCACCACATAATGCTAATGTAAATTTACGATAGTTGATATCACTTATTACACTACCTGCTGGTTGACCCTCTAAATCATAAGGTGTTGTTATATATGTTGTACCTGTGATTGTAGATGCGTTTGTTGATAAGTGGAAACCTTTAGTTGTATTAAGTGCCGCTTTACCTTTATATTTTAACAAATCATCATCATAACCTGTTTGAGTTGAGAAACCTAAACATACTTTTCTAATACTATCTCCTGAAGATGTGATTGGTGAACCGTCATAATTATAACCCGTAACATCACCAGCCCCATAGTAATCAGTTTTATACATTACAGAACCTAAAGTGTCTCCACCAAAGTTTGAGTTATTTACAAATCCTTTAAAACCTGATGGGTATGCGTCTGTTGGGTGTCTATTAGCCATATTCAACATAATGTATTTTGAATTCAATTGATATTCACCATCAGATGTACCCACTTTTTTAGCGATATATCCCGGAACATCTGGATTCATTGAACATCTTGTGAATTTTTCAAGAACAACCATGTTATCATCTGTATCATAGTATTCACGAACTAACATATCGAATTCGTATGTATCAACATTAATATTAACGATTGAAATTTTAAGTTGTGTGTTAGCATCCTCACCGTCAGAAATTGTAATTATTTCAAATAAATCTGCAACATTACCACCTCTAACTTCAGAAACAACTGTTGGTGACATTGGTGTATCATATTCTGTTAAGAAGTTAGTAGTTTCAGTATTATAAACTTCAGTTAAACTGATACCTCTAATATAACCTTGTTGAAAAGCTTGTTGTAAATATTTTGGATAAGATTCATAAACATAAATCGGAATATCTCCTTTTGATTTATCAAATACATCAACACCTAATACTTTAGTAATGTATTTTGATGATGTAGTATCTAAACTACATGTAAATGTTTTTGCTCCACTTGTTGCTCCTGTTACATTGATTGTAAATTCAGATAATGGGTTTACCACTAAATCCGAACCTGAAATATTAAAGTTAGTATTTCCTGTAACTTCTAAATTTAAAGTTTGACCAACATATGAACCTCTTGACCTAAATGCTGCAACAACTTGTTCATCATAATCACTATATGTGGTAGCACTATATGTATATCTTGTTACATTAAATAAACTTGTACCACTATTATAAATGAATAGGAATGAATAAACTTCTGTACCAGCCGTATTAACTAATGTATTATACCACTCTTTTGAGTTGTAATTATTTGCGTTATCCAAACCTGTTAATGGTGAGATAACTTCAGTACCTGTTAAACCCGATGTTCCTGAAAATGGTACATTACCCAAAACAAACCAATTACCGGTATTACCTGATGTAAAACCACTATAGAATGTTACCATATAATCAGTAATGGTATTTCCGTCGTAAGCTTTCTTATCTGATAAGAAAGTGTAGAAAGTACTACCTGTAATACCTGTTGTTGATGGGATTGTAGTTCCCGTTGTGGTTCCACTTAATCCTCCAACCTCAACACCACCGATTGTTTTAATCGCAAATGTTTTAACTGGTTTATATCCTGTTAATCCAAGAACTCTTGTAACAAATAGTTGATTTGATTCTTGAAGATATGCTTTTGCGACATAAGGTAACTCATATTTAGGGTTATCATTACCGTCTTTTTCCGGTGATGTACCTCCAAAATATAATTTGAATGAATCAAAATCTGTTATTAAAATTGGTTCGAAAGCGGGACCTCTTAAAGTTTCCCCCACTAACCCCAATGTACTCACCCCAACACTTTGTGCTACGAATGATAAATCTTTTTCTGATGTATACACACCAGGAGATACAAATACTCTATTTGAATTTGCCATTTTTTCTTGTTTGGTTAATTAATTTTATTACTTTTCTATAAATATCTTTGTTTTTAGCAAAGATTTCCTTGATTTTATTAAAAAATATACTTATAGACACTAATTTATCTTTTAGTATCAATATTTATCTTTATCATGGAGAATACCACCAAAAACATTAAGGTTAGTGAGAAACATCACAAGATGTTAAAAGAATATTGCGATAAAAAAGGATTAAAAATTTATAAAATTGTTCAGAAGTGGATTGATGAAACTTGTAAAGAAGATAAATCCACAGAAATACCAAAGAAAAAAGATATCTACGGAGATTAATTTTTAAGAACTACTTGGAGTTGGGGTAATCGTTGGAGTTTTAGTTGGTGTTGGTGTAATGGTTCTTGTTGGGGTAATAGTAGGTGTGATGGTTATAGTTGGTGTTATGGTTGGTGTTGGTGTTGGTGATAATGCTGGAGTAAATGTTGACGAACCTTTTGTTGTCACAAAATTAAAATTACTTCTCCCAATTGTATCAACAGTTAACCCACTAAAAGTACTTGTTTGGTTTAAATTCCCAAAAGAACCCGCAACCGTATATTCAGTTGTTCCTGAAATTTGTTTAGGTTCAATAAATAATTTAACCGGTATTGTGACTGTAGTTCCTGTTGTAACACCCAATATATCATCAAATGTAATCTCAACCGTTTTATCAACTTTACGAGACGCAATCACCGAATATTGTGAAACAATTGAACCACTTGAATATGAACTTGTTATCGATAGATTAATCTCAGGTCTTGGTGTTCTACTTGAACTTAAATCAGTTTCTAACATAGTCAACACCCTGTTGATTGCGGGTTTAACTTCAAACTCCTCTTCATCAATTAGGAAACCTAACATTGTAAAGGTGTAATTTTGGATGTAAAACCTTCTACCATCCAAAGTATCCATTGGGGTGTTATCTTCGATTCTATCCAACACTATGGGTATATAGTGACCTTTTACAGAGGTATATGATTGACGAGATGAAAACTTTTGTAAAACAACCTTGTTAAATTTATTTATGTCTCTAAATTTTGTACAAACAATTGTTACATCAAAAGTAATATCAACCGCAATTGGTTGTGGGATTTTGTAAATGTCAGCACCAAGTTGATTACCATCCCATGTCGGAACACTAGCGTAAAAAAAATCTCTTCTATCGGGTATTGTTCTTTGTATTGCTGGATTTGTACCAAATTGAACATCGGGTTTTCTTACAATTGCAATAAATGGTAATTTAATATTACCGTCATCATCTGAAAATGTCCAATTATTGGTAAATTCCCCCCATCTTTGTATTGTTAATATTTTTGGAATAATCGGAATTTGATTACCATCAGAAATAACTTTGAAGTGTTCTTTAATAAAATTAAGCATACCCAAGTCAAGGTCGTCATGTAGAACCGAATCAGGTAAATAAGTGTCAGATTTAGTTATTCTTTCTAATAACTCTTTTCTTCTACCAATAATTGAGCCTTCCTCATTTTCATGTTGACCGTAAACTTGTATATTGTTTTTTCTTTTAGGTATTCCCATAATTAAATCCCTCTAAATTCTGTTTCTTGTGCTGGAACACAAAGTATCGTTCTATAAAATGGTTTATAACCAAACAT